GGTATAACTGGGTACATAAAAATGCCAGATATATAGACAGGATGAAAACAGTGATTGATTATGTGCAGAATAAGGAGATGAAAAGATGAAAAAGCAAATTAGGGTAATGGCTACTTCTTGTGGGGGTGGTATTGGACCAGATGTGATATCAAGTCTTAATCAAAGTGGCTTAAATCTTTATGTTATTGGCATGGATGCAAGTATTTATGGTAGAGATTTTGGTGCTCAAATTTGCGATGAGGTGGTGGAAGCGCCTCTTGCAACTGATCCAAATTTTAAAGAGCAGGTTGATCGTCTCTGCGAAAAGCATGAGATTGACATCATAATCTTTAATCACAGCAAGGAACTCAAGGCTATAGCAGAGCGTAAATTAACATTCAATGTAAAATATATTCTTCCTAATCATGCAGAGATGTTGATATGCACAAGCAAGTGGGAGGTGGTAAAGAAGCTATTAGACAAGGGCTGCGAAGATGCTATACCGAAAACAAGTCTAGTTAGCCACGAAGAAACTATAACCGATGTATTTAAAAAGTTCAAACCACCACTATGGCTTAGGATACCCGAAGGTTCAGGAGCCCGGGGAGCATTGTTGGTCAATGAGCCGAAACATGCCATCAACTGGATTGAATACTGGAGAGAGATGAAGAATTATGCTGGCAATTGGTTGCTTCAAGAATATTTGCCTGGCAGGAATTTCAGTTGGTGCTCCATCTGGTACAAAGGACAGTTCATTGCCTCAAGCACACAGGAGAGGCTTGAATATTTTATGGCGAATGCAAGTATAACTGGCATCTCTGGTGCAACGAGTGCCTGCAGAATAGTCCATGATGATAGACTTCGGAAATTAGGCGTAGGGGTTGTAATTGGGCTTTCCGACTGTCCGCATGGCATATATACAATGGATGCTCGAGAGGATGTTCAAGGAAACGTGAAGGTGACTGAGATAGAAAATAGAATGCAGGGAAGGAATTGGTTGCACACAAGCGCAGGAGTGAATTTTCCGGGGATTATCGTTAGATTGTTAATGCGCCTTCCATTGGATAACGCAATCAATAGGATAGATGGTGGTATAGAAAATATGACACTCTATCGACAATTAGATTTCAAGCCGATTGTCAGGATGGGGAGGCTGGCATGAAATTACTAATGGTTACGAGAGCAGATATAGGTGTATCAGATTACCTCATTTATACTCTTCCCATCTTGAGGAGGTATGCAGAGAAGTGGGGAGCAGAGTTTAAGATTTTGGATAAGTCATACGGCCCAGTCTTCCAGCGATTCTTGAGTCTTCATAAATTGTTTGATGAATATGATAGGATATTTTATGTTGATGCAGATATTGTGATAAACAAAGCTTGTCCGAACATATTCGATATTGTACCACATGATACCATAGGCTTTGTTTTTGAAGATAAGGGTTCGAGACTTAAAGAAAGGCGGGTAAGGATTGCCTACATCAAAAGTGTTTATGGTGGCAACGAAAGCTGGGTTTCCGGTTATTTCAATATTGGAATACTTGTTGTATCACGCATACATAAGGAGATTTTCACCAAGATAAATGGGAAATTCTGGGGTGAAGATTTTGAAGCAAAGACTATGGGAGCAGACCAGACTCATACAGGCTATCAGATAATGAAACAAGGACATAAATATATTGATCTTGGCTATAAATGGAATCACATGTCTATGTTTTCCGAACCTTGGAATAGTAGCCCGTCAAGATTCGATTCCCATATCATTCACTATGCTGGAAAGGCTGAATTTCCCGATAAAGGGAATCGCAGCAAAACACAATTGATGAAAGATGATATTAAGGAGATATATCATGCTCATTTGGGCTAATAAAAACGAGATAAATACTGAAATTATAGATCCTATGGAAGCAATGTATAGCAAAGGACTCGGAATGGAAAATGAGGGGAAAGAACTAAAAATCTGGGAGTTGTCGGTAATTCTTAGACAAATCCAGCAACACTTTGGTGAAAGAAAGGATATTTCGATACTTGATTTTGGAGCAGGGGCATCCCCTTTTGGGGCATATTTGAATCATATCGGCTATCATCTTGTAACTTGTTTGGACATAATAAAAGGTGGTTGGCATCCAGAAATTGATCAGAGGATCTACAATGAAAGGTACGATGCTTGTGTGAGGTATATAAAGACGGATGTTACTCATGCCTATAATGAAAAGCATGACGTTATTTTTTCGGCTTCAGTTTTGGAACACATTGGCGACAAAGGACTTGAAGCTGTGCGAGTGCTTTCGAAGTGTCTTAAACCTGATGGATTATTTATTCATGTTGCTGATCATCCCAGAGGAATAAACTTTAAAAAGTTAATTGAGAATTGTAGTATTCCTATTTCGTACAAGCCAGAATTAACGCCTGGTTGCGAAGAATTTAAGAATCTTCCACCTGATATATGGTGGAATAAGCGACACCTGACTCGTGTGGCATTTTTCAATGAACGGAAGATGGTACGATAAATGAAACCAATATATGTAACGAAGCCTTTTTTACCGCCTATAGAGGAGTATATAGAATATTTAAGGAATATTTGGGGAAGCAATATTCTTACCAATGACGGTCCATATTTGAGGGAATTTGAACGCGAACTTAGTAAGCTCACTAAAGTGAAAAATGTAATCTGCCTTGCTAATGGCACTTTAGCATTACAGCTCTCCTTAAGGGCTTTTGCTTTACGAGGAAAGATCATAACTACTCCTTTTACGTTTGTGGCAACGTCGAGTACAATAATGTGGCGGGATTGTATCCCTGTATACGTTGATATCGATCCAGACACTTTTAATATTGATCCCACCCGGATAGAAGAGAAGATAACTGATGAGACAGTAGCCATTTTGCCAGTTCATGTTTATGGTAGGGTTTGCGAAGTAGATAAAATTCAGTCCATTGCTGAAGAACATAATTTGAGGCTGATATATGATGCTGCACATGCGTTCGGAGTAAATCATAACGGGAAATCGGTTTTCTCTTATGGTGAGTGTTCGATCACCAGCTTTCATGCTACAAAAGTATTTAATACTGCTGAAGGTGGAGCGATATTTACTAATGATGATGAGTTAGCATACCGAATTAGGCTATTGCGTAATTTTGGCTATGAGGATGGGAAAGTAGTAGATGTAGGAATAAATGCAAAAATGAGTGAATTGTGTGCAACTTTAGGGCTAGTAAATTTGAAATATTTTGATGATTGTAAGAGATTAAGGGGGGGAATTTCTGATTTATATTATAAACAGTTGAAGGATAATCCGAATATTAGAATTCCTGAATTCAAGAGCATTTCGTATTTTCCTATTATTTTTAACACCCACAATTATAAGTTGAGAATACTTAAGAAATTATATGCGGAAAATATATATCCCAAAGAGTATTTTAAGCCTAGCATGGAACTTGAATTTGGAAGTGAGATAAATTGTGAGATTGCTTATGATATTTCTAATCGTATTCTTTGTTTACCTTTTTATCATGATTTAGAACATAGCAGTGTGGTAAAAATTTGCAGGATTATAAATAATGATTGAGGATAAGGACGCAGTGGGAATATGAAGTTACAACAAATCGTAATTATTGGGGCTGGTGGATTCGCTCGCGAGGTTTTAGATATTTTTGATGCCGCCAATATTATCCAGCCTACTTTTGATGTAATCGGATACATAGTGGATGCTCAATATGGGAAGGTAGGGACTAAAATCAATGATAAACCCATTCTTGGCGGTTTTAATTGGCTTATGGAGCATAAGGATGAAGTACAGGTTATCTGTGCTGTTGGTGCACCTGAATTGCGTAGAAGGTTGATAGAGCGAGTGCAAGAAATTGGCGTGAAGTTTTGTAGTATCGTGCATCCGAATGCGGCCTTGACTCGCTGGATAACCATAGGAGCTGGTACTATCATCACGGCGGGATGTATTCTCACAAACCAAATCCGAATAGGAAATCATGTGCATATAAACCTTGCTTGTACGATTGGGCATGATGTTGTCATTAACGACTTTGTCACATTGGCGCCAGGGGTGCATGTTTCTGGGAATGTCATATTAAGAGAAGGGTGTTATATTGGAAATGGCTCTAACATTAATGAGAAGAAAAGCATTGGGGAGTGGTCAATTGTCGGAGCCGGAAGTACAGTCATTACAGATATTCCAAAGAATACGACGGCCGTGGGCGTACCATGCAAAGCAATCAAACATAGAACTGTGGATGAAAGATGATGATTGCACCAATTGAAAATTTTATTGATTATACAAAAGCTTTTATCTTATCGAAAATGTTAATGACCGCTATAGATATTAATTTATTCCCGCTTTTAGATAATAAATCTCTTTCTATTAAAGAATTAATTTCAAGATTAAATGTGGATTCCAAGATTGGAATTGAATTTTTTAACGCACTCGTTGCATATGGTATTTTACAGGTCGAGAAATCAAAATTCAGTTTATCACCTATTGCCAAATCAGTCTTGCCTTCCTATAAGAACATAAAAAGCTGGAACGAAGAAATGAAAGTAACCTTTTCTGCTCTAGTTGATTTAACGCAGATCCTCAAGTCAGGGGACTACAAATCTTCTGCTTTATCTAAATATTGGGCATACAAAAAAGCATTGGAACGTCACGAGATTGATTCACATGCCTATTCAGAAGCAATGGATAATTCAATAGGGAAAATTTGTAAGTCAATTATTGATAATTTTGACTTCACATCGTATTCTCATCTTCTTGATATGGGTGGGGGCTATGGACAATTTGCTATCAAAATAGCCGAAAAAATAAGCAATTTGAAATTGACAGTTGTTGATTTGCCTTCTGTTTGTGCGGTAACAAAGAAAATAATTGCAGCAAGAGGACTGACGACACGCATAAACTGTGTCGGTATTGATTTCTTTAAAGATTCACCACCTGAAAATCCTGACATAATAACATTAATTCGTGTTTTGCATGATTGGAATGATGAAGAAGTGAAATTTTTACTAACAAGAGTGTGGAACATTCTTGCGAATGAGGGAACTATTCTTATTTCAGAACCAATTATAGATGATCGGAAACCGAAACTTGATAAAGGCTCCTGTGCAACCGCTTTAATGCTTTCATTGATGGGAGGAAAAAGAAGGAAAATTTCTGATTATAAGGCTATACTTAAATCTATTGGTTTTGAAAAAATAAATTGCATAGATATTAATTTATCTATTTTCAGGGTAATTTCAGCTCAGAAGAAAAAATGAAAAATCCTAAATTAACAGGACTCATAACGGCATGGGGACAAGAGGAGTGGATTAGACTCGTTATTAAACAGGCTCTAAAATATTGTGACGAAGTCATAGCTGTGGTCATAAGCTTTACTCCCGAGAGCAGGAAATTTGAAGACAATACTTATGATATATGTAAAGAGTATCCTGACGTGAAATTGTTGGATGTTCAAAGATCGTGGCCTACCGTTTCCTTAGCAGGAGCTGCCATTTTAAATCATATGCTACAGAATAGTAAATTGTTTTTACCTGGGAATTGGGTTTGGCAGTTAGATAGCGATGAGTTTTATCCTGAGTCTACTTATAAAGAAATCAAGTCGATTGTGAGGGAGGGTGAATATGACAAAATAGTGGTGGAAGAAAAATACTTTTTCATTAATATGCAACACTATCTGGAGGGAATTCACGGTGATAGGTTGATGAGAGTAGAGAGCGGGGAAGAGAAATTTTTCCCGACTTCACGTTGGTCACGAAGAGGTGGAAAGATTTATAAGATACCTAGAAAAACTGGAATGTTCCATTATAGCTTATTGAGAGACATGAGGGCGACACGAGTAATGTGGTTGACGGAATATTCCAAACAAAAGCAACGAGGGAGAAATTGTGCAGTAAAATGGCTCGATGAGATATACCTTAAGTATGATCTTGAAAATGAAGATTATTGGAATAAGAGAAACTTTGAAATGATTGGGAATAGATCTCCTTGTTGGGGTGGTGGATTTACTGCTGATGAAAATGGCAGATTATTCAGATATAATGGCAAACATCCACAGATCATAGAGGAGGCAGGGCTTCCAAAAATTAAGGATTTCAGGAGATGGTATGGTTAATGATTTCGTTAGAAATGACTCACTGTTGATGGCTATTGATAATGCTCCTAGATATCAACCTATTCCAGCAAAGTTATTTAAAGAGAATTATCGAAAAGAGTATCTTGACCGGAGAAACAAGCGCCTTTTACGTCCGGATGCTGGGCGTGACAAATTGATAAATCTATCGGGAAAGACAGTATTAGACATAGGTTGTGAAATTGGTTACTTCGGGTGGAATAATGCAGGGAAGCTTAAGCAGTACGCAGGCATTGATTCTGACCCGACTTGCATCAGGGCTGCACGAAAGATTACCAAAGAATTGGGGTATACGGATTTGCAGTTTGAAAATATTGATTTGGTAGAATTTATTGAGGGAACAACGTCCCATTACGATACGTGCCTATTTTTTTCGATTTATCATCATTTATTGTATCAGATTGGCTGGAAGGAAGCTCGAGAGGTAATGAATAAAATAAGCGAAGTTTGTGATGAACTTTATTTCGATATGGGACAAAAGGATGAACCGACTAATTCTGCTCGGCATAAGTGGCACAATCTACTGCCAGATAAACCGGCAAAAGATTTTATTACAGAAGAGGTCCTGCATAACTCATCTTTTAATCATGCCTTTATATTAGGAGAAACAAAAGTTGGAAATTCCAAAAGACTATTATTTAGATTCAACAAATGAATTGAAAATTGATGGCTGGATGTACCGCACAGCGGGGTCTGGTCAAATCCAACGCTGGGTCGATAGTCCAGTTAAGCCCTTTAAGGGGTGCATTGATTATAGGAGATATTTTAGAGGAATGTATAAAGGCAAGAAATTCTTCGCAAAGCAATATTTGAAGCCAGCTTCTCCCCTTAAATCACTTGAGGCCAGCGTTGAATATCATATTCAAAGCTTATTGCTGTTAGAAGATATGGGATGCACTCCCAAGCCCATGTTTTTGACGAATGATACTTTGGGGATGGAATACATCGAAGGAAAAACCATAAAAAGTTTAGTTGTTAAAACTGAGCTCAATAAAGAATTCGCAGAAAAAATTATAATTCAGCTCGAAGAAAATGGAAAGGCAATTGTTAATAAGCTTGCATCGATAGGGCGCAAGTATGACCGTAGCGTCAATAATATCTTAGTAAAAGAAAATGGCAAAGTCATATTTATTGATTTTGACCCCTCTGGCCTATTTAGGACCATTGCTGATATTATTAAAATAATAAGGAGTAGAGCTAAGTGAAAGTATTAAACGCCAAGGATATCGCCATAATAGATGCCTTTCCAGTCCATGACTGCCAGAAGACGGTACTAAACATAGGATGTGGCGAGGGAAGGATTGATTGGCATCTGGCAACTAAGGACTATCGCGTGTATGCCACAGACATTCAGGAGTGGCCGTCATGGGCAGAACTCCAAAAAACATCAATTTATGCAGAGAAAACATTATTCTTTTCGAAATCAGACATCTTTGACCTCTCTAGTTTCCCTATCCAGTCCTCCCCTATTGTAATCTGCAGCCAAGTCCTCGAGCATCTGAGTGGGTATAAACTAGCCCTTGTGCATCTCCTGGCGCTCACTGAGGTTAGGTTGATAATAACTATCCCATATCGGAAGTCTTTCGGATCACCAGGTCATCGGCACTTTTGGGATGATAAAGAGAACGGAGAATTCAAAGATGTTAATGAATTTAAGCGTATTTGCCATCCGAACAGTGTTGCTATTTCAAAGATAAGAACAAAACCGAAAGATGAGGGAACGAATATATACGGCTATTTAATAATAATAGACAAGAGACAGAATTTGATGGGCGAAGGGATACAATGAAAGACACCTGTGTTGTTGTAACAACCTTCCTCCGGGATGATGCACTCTTCAACTGCATAAAGTCCATCCGTAAGCTCTATCCTGACATTGCGATATTCGTAGCCGATACGGGTCATGAAAGTAAAGTGAAGGATGATTTCTGTCTTGAGCATAAATGTGAACTGATTAAAGTAATCTTTGATTCGGGTGTCTGCATAGCAAGGAATGAGGGTTTTGAGAGAATCCCCGATAGCTACAGATATATCTTCGTGTGCGAGGATGATATTGTCTTCACTGAAGAGACAAGGCTTGAGGTGTTAAGAGAGATTCTTGAAAAAAAGAATCGGGTGGGATTAGCAGGATGTCTACTTAAAAAAGTCAGAAGGGGCTATGTGACAAATCAGGATTACGAAGCGATGCTTCGAGTAGAAAAGGATACGATTTATATTGAAAAAGTGAAAGTTCCACAGTGGAGGAAATTAGGCGATGTTAGGTATTTCTACTGCGACATAATATCTAATGTGTTTATGATGAGGAGAGAGATTTGGAAGCAGATAAGGTGGGATGAGAGATACAGAACGACCCCGGAACACACAGATTATTTCCTTTTGCTGAAAAAGAATGCCGATTGGAAAGTCGCCTTCACAGACTCTATGAGCATGGAGCATCATGTCCAAGAGTACAAAACCCATGATTATTTGATAAGAAGAACAAGGACTGACGGTTACAAATCGCTTGCAGATAAATGGGGTGTTAAATACTACTGGAATACATGGCATGGGAAATGGGGAATTGACAATCCTATGGGACTCTACTCGTATGCAAAGTTAAGGTGTCCAAAAGAAGAGGAAAAAAGCACTGTTAATACAAAGAGAGAAGATTCAAAGATAGCAATCGGAATTAAGACATTCATGAGAGAGGAAACCCTATTTAAGACACTTGATTCGATAGAGAAATATTTCCCCTATCCTTACAAACTTTATATAGCTGATGATAGTGGTGTATCAGATGAGAAAGAGTATCGCTATCAGCAACTAGAGATTCGGGGACATGTGATAATAAGGCTCCCTTTCAATAGCGGGTTATCATTCGGGAGAAACGAGATAATCAGGAGGATAAAAGAAGAGTATGTTCTTATGTTAGATGATGATATCCAGCTCACCGATTCTGATTCAATAAAGAAAATGAAACAAGTCCTTGATAGTGCAGATGATATTGGCTTATGTGCTGGCATAATCTACCAGAAGAACGGAGAGCCTTATGGGGGTCATGCTTATAGTAGGGGGTTAGCATTAGAGATAGATAATAGCGTCCTCTTTCGTCACAAATCTACGGGAAAACTCGCCAAAGCAGATGGCGTTCTTTATAATTATGCTGATCAGGTAGTGAATTTCTTTCTTGCTAAGAGAGCGATATTCAAGAGTGTTACCTGGGACAACAGGATTAAGATCGAGTATGAACACATGGACTTTTTTCTTACTCTCAAGCAAACAAAATGGAAGGTTGCCGTCTGCCTGGATACAAAATCAATCCATACTCATCAACTTACGGTAGATCCAATCTATGCCCGGTATCGCTTCTCTGCTCCAGTGAATTATTTTTACGGAAAGCATGGCATAGGACGCATAATAAATAGATATCAGCAGGGGGTTGGAGGATAGAAATGGGTGTACGACAACTTGGCTTCTCAGCGCTTATGACGGATGTTTATTATGTTCTTACAAATCTGATACCTGGCTATACGTTCTATAATCATGTACCCCAGAATGCAGCGATGCCCTATCATGTCATAGGTCAGCCTTTAGGGAGAGAGTCGTTGATGTTCAAAACACGGGATACAGAGGCAGAGGAGAATGTCATCCAGGTTGATTCCTGGGTTGATGAAACATCAGGCAAAGGTGATAAACCATGTGCAGATATGATGAATAATATAGTACAGGCGCTAACGACTGGACCGCTTGTAATGGCAGTTGCAGGTTATGATAATTCGTATATTATGTTTTTGGACTTCGCAAATATATTAAAAGACGATACAGAGTCGGGGAAGATCATCCGGCATGGAACTCTGAGATTCCGAGTGCATATGGCCCCGACTTAATTTTTATCAGGAGGTAAAAAATGGCAGTATCTACAGGAACAAGCGGAAACTTATGTACGCTACAAATCGAAGGAGCGGCTGTTGCGGAGAGTAGGACTTTTACACTCACGCAGAATCAGGCCACGATTGATCTGACAAATCGAGATTCGGCTTGGTGGTCGCAATTCATCGCAGGCATCAGGGACTGGGAGATATCCGGTGACGGACTCTACATTTACAATGACCTTGCAAGGCGTAGACTTCAATGGCATTACAGCGCCCGCAATCCAGTTGAGTTGGATGTAATTCTTACTCTTCCCTGGCATGAGGCTGTAGTAGGTCCACACGCACCAGTAGCCCCGCTATATGGTAAAGTCGTATTCACGGCCAAGTGTATTTTGACCAATCTCACGTATCCCGCACCCCATGATGACGCAGCGACAATAAGTTTCACGCTCAAGGGAACAGACGCATTAACTCCAGTACCGAGTTAATAAGGAAAGGGAGGAAAAATGCCTGTTGAATCAGTGCCTATTGTATTAAAAGACGGCAAAACTCGCCAACTTCGGTTTGAGTGGCAAGCGCTTGAGAATCTTGAGAGAGTGTTAGGGCATTCAATTTTCGAACTGGGGCCAGACTTAATGGCTGGGAAAGTTGGTATCACTAAGATGGCTGTTGTCATCTGGGCAGGGCTTTCTTTTGATGAAAAAAATCTGCAACTTGATGATGTTAGGAAGCTGTTGGACTCCTCGCAATTCGTTTCTTATATGGAGAAAGTTGCCGCAGGTCTTGAATCTGTTTTTGTTGAGGAGAAAGCAAAAAACGCATAGGGGTCGAATCCGAAAAAAGTTATAGCTGGAAAGAATACTTAGAAAAAGCCTACGATTTAGCACTTTCTGCGGAGATTCGACCCGCAGAGTTTTGGCGGCAGACGCCGAAGGAGACGTTTGATATAGTAGCTGTCTATTTCAAGAAGGAGGCAGAGAGGAATAAAGAAGAATGGAAGCGATTCCGTTGGCTAGCAACGCGGATTATGAACATATCCGGAAAATATCTCAAGAAGGATATTAAAGAGAATGATTTATTCAGATTTACAGATGAGATTGTTAAGATTGATCCCGAGGAGAGGAGACGGCAGGCATTAGAGACGGCGGAATATTTTGCAAAGATGGCCCCGGGAATATGTAAACGAGGCAAGGATGGTAAGGCTCTGATTTATGGCGAGAATAACTAAGGTGGAAGTAACGAATGATTAAAATCAAAGACTATGCCGAGGGCACTCCGGAACGGAAACTGGCACAATTCTACGAGGCATGGAAAAACGGAGATTGGGAGGCGATGGTGAGGGCAACGCAAATCTCTTGGATAGAGGCGATGCCGAAAGCAAAGGAGATGCTGAAAGAGATATTCCAGTTCAAGCTAGTCGATACTGAGCTGGTCGAAAGCCGAATGCTTAACAATGTCGCATTCTCAGCTATGGTGAAGGTCCAATATATGCTTAAAAGAGGAATGGTTAAGAGCATGGAATGCGATGTGAGGGTCATCTGTGAGAAAGAACCGATGCTTCCCGCTCCTGATGGTGAGTGGGGAGTGAATCCGCAATCGGCAGCACCAGCATAAAGAAAATGGGATTACATAAAGATAAAAGTGGAGTAATTCAATGAAAATAGCTGAACTTTGGGTTGAAATAGGGGCTCGTATAGAAAAATTTAATGCGGGCATGTCCCAAGTCGAGAAGCGGATGGCCACGGTTGGGAAGAAGGTGACCGCTGTCGGCAAGACCATGACGCGCTATGTCACGCTACCCATAGTTGCTATGGGGGTTCTTGCAGTCAAGGCGGGAGCGGATTTTGAATATGCCATGACGAACGCTTGGGCTGTCACGGGAGAAGGCGAGAAGGCTCTTGCGTCCATGACTGCTAAAGCCCGTGAGATGGGCGCAACTACTGTCTTTTCAGCAAAACAGGCTGGCGATGCAATGTACTTTATGGCTTCGGAAGGTTGGGGTTCAAAGAAAATGGCAGAAGCCATTAAGCCGACCCTTGACCTTGCCGCAGCGACCCAGAGCGACCTAGCCTTTGCAACAGAGGCCGTCATTGCCTCTATGAACCAGTTTCAGATAACCACCAAGGATACACAGCGGGTAACAGATGTTTTTGCCAATGCAATTATGGGATCTCAAGCGACACTTGAAAAGTTAAAAATCTCGATGACATTCATTGGCCCGTTAGCTCATGCAATGGGCTATGAGATTGAGGAAACGACTGGTGCTTTGATGGGGCTTTACAATGCAGGATATGAGGCTTCGACGGCAGGAACAGCGTTGCGAATGGGCTTAGCGAAATTGACTCTAGGGACGGGCGCGACGAAGGAAGGATTAAAAAATCTCGGTCTTTCAATCGAAGATGTTAATCCGGAAATGCACAGCATGACGGAAATTATAAGGAAGCTTGCAGAGGGAGGTGCTAGTGCAGGTGATATCATTAAGATATTCGGGGTAAGAGCAGGACCTGCATTTGCGGCGCTTATTGCTCAGGGTTCGGATGCACTTGAAGAGAATATCGAGAAGACAAGAAAAGTAGGTTCTGGTGCGGAGATGGCGGAGAAGCAGATAAAGACATTCAAGGGTTCTTTCAAGTTGCTGATTTCAATTATAAACGAAGCCTCAATCCAGATATTCGCAGTGCTTGGACCCATAATAAAAGACCTTGTGGACAACAAGATAAGGCCTGCAGTCAAGGCGTTCACAGAGCTTTCTGACGAGAAGAAGAAGACAATATTGAAAATCATTGGATTGGTAGCAGCGATCGGACCTCTGCTTTTAATATTTGGCAAGCTAATGATTGTTATTCCCAAGCTTGTGAGCATGACCATGATGCTAGGAAAAGCCCTAGTGTTCTTGGCCACGAATCCCGTCGGAATATTGGTAGCGGCGTTGGCTGGACTTTTGTATATGTATCACAAGGTAAAAAGTGCGCAGAAGGCAGTTACTGATGCTGCTAAAAGGGAGAATGAGCAGATCCAAACGCAAGCACAGCGGTGGGCTGCAGTAGCAAAGGCAGCAGGCCTGACTGCGAAAGAAATGATGGCCCTGACAAGAGAGTATGATGGAAACTACTCTGCGATGTTCAGGGCAATTAAGCAGGGAAAAGAAGGAAAGGAACTCCAGGAAGCCTACACCCAGACAATAGCCAAATTGAAAGGGGAGATCGAAGGGGAAACAGATGCTCTGGATGGTTTAACTGAAGCACAGAGAGAGGCGAAAAAGAAATTAGATGATATGAATGAGGCCGTGAAGAAAGAGCTCGAGTTAATTGAGAAGACTAAAGACGAGACAGACGCATGGGCAGAAAGGCTCAAAGCACTTGGGGTGGAGATTATTCCTGAAATGGAAGAGAAGATAGGAACGCTCATGGGAGAGATTGAAAAGCTCGATGAGATGTTTAAAACGGGTGAGATTGGAGTAGCGGATTATTATAATACCATCACATTATTGAGAGAGGAAATAGACAGGCTCAGAGAAAAAATAGGGGAAACGTTACCGCCGGCCAGGGATCTTTCAGGTGTTTGGGAACTTATGGCGCCAAAGGTTGAAGGGGTTAAAGAGAAGCTTGAGGAGGTAGCAATATCACTCGAAACAGTAAGTCAGGTATTCAATGATGCCGTTCTGAGCATGGGTGAGAATCTACTAAATTGGGGGAACATGACAGGAAATGTGTTGAAAAATGTCACTAAGATTTTCGGGACATTTGTCCAGGAGATGATAAAGGGTTTCGGGAAGCTGGTTATCGCACAACTCTTGCAGGCAAAAAAAAGCATTCTTATTCTCAAGGCAGAAACAATAGCCAGGGCTATCGCAAAGGTATTCGCAAAAGTGCCATTTCCTCTTAATATAGCAGCAGCAGGTGCCATGTTCGGGATTGTGGGAGCGCTTTTCTCAAAGCTAATGCCGAACCTTGAAGAAGGCGGTTTGATTCCCAGACCTATGCCAGTAATGGCAGGGCATGGCCCAAAGGGTGAGATAATTGCACAGCCCTCAAAATTGGCTGAGATAATTACAAGCGAAATGCCTAGATTCGCTTCTCCTGAACCTGCATTTGCCACCGCTACAATTCAACCGATAGTCAATATCTATGCCCAGAATCTTGACCGAGATACCATAAGAAGAGCTGGTGAGTTTATTAAAAATGAGATTGATTATCAAATGCGGAGGACAAAGT